CGAAAGACTCAATCTAGTTTGCGGGGTTGGACGACATGAAACCCGAAACGGTTCAAGATTGGATAGACAATGGCGTTCCCTGCCTGGCGTGTGGCGAGCGCGTGATGTGTCGCGTCACCTTCGGCAAGCCTGGAGAGATTGCTTTTACAGGCCAATGTGACCCTTGCCCGGTTTCACCAATCGGAGTAAATCCGATGATGCTCATTCTCTCATAGAGTGGAAATGAAGGGGATGGGGGGTGCTACCCCTTATCGAGGAATGTTTCCGGTGGAAGTTTTCCCGATTATGACCGTTTTACCCCACCCTGGCGGTGACGCTAATTGTCTATATCTTGCCCCATGCCCTTGATTTGCTGGAATATGGATTCCCAGGGACTCACCTTGTATTCTTCCAGGGTGACGAGGTAATTCCAATCACGGTTCGGGCTGGTGGCTGATTCTGTGTGGAAAAGGAAATTGAGATAGAGCGCATTTACTACTAGCGTGTCCTCGTCAATCAAGAATGAATCGCCATCCACTATCCCCGCGGAGTTGCGGGTCAAGAAGTCCGTCCCTCCCGCGCGCACATTGTATTGACTACTCATCCATGCACATTGGCGGTTGTCTGATACATCATGAATATCATTCATCGCGCCACCCGCGCCGGTATAGGTCGCGGTATCAGTCATGAGGGCCGCCATAGCGATACCCTGCAGGTCGCTAGTCCCTATCTCGGCGGCGTTGTCCTTCGGCCACATCCAGGCTCCGGTTATACGCCATGCCTTCGTCCGGTTAGGACTCTCATATTGAAAGATAGATTGAGGGTTAGTCATGACGGCGTTATCGTCTATATTGATGAGGCCGCGAAGGCTGAAACTCCTCGGCATCACTTACCCCTCCTGGCTTTTCTGGTGGCGGCATGGGCGCGCTTCATTAGACGCTGAACCGGGGTTCTAGGATGCTTCTTCTTGAGTTTCTTAAGTTGCCTTCCAAACTCCTTCTGATAAGCCGACACTTTCCGCTTTTTCTTCTTGCCTCCCCGCGGCAAATTGCGGAGCCTGCCTTTTGATCTAGGGGTGCGGCGCGATTCGTGTTGGCCGGAGCCGGTAATCATCTCGGTAGCAAGGCCTGGTGGAGGGGGAAGTCCTCCGCCACCCCGACCCCCCGCTATGATTCCAACGAGGAGTTCGATAACATCATCCTTAGTCCAATGCGACATGAAGACCCCTACCTACTGCTGGCTCAATGCCAGAGCCATAGCGGCCTCCTTGCTCAATGTATCAACGGTGCATTCCATGATTACGGAAATGGTCATGTCTTCCGCCGCAACCCATCCAGATGAACACTCGCCACCCAGGTAAATGGTATCAACGGCAATCAGATAGCCGTTTGTCCATAGTTGCGGGAGGTTATCCATATCGTGACTAACGAGGGGAAACTCATCAGTCCCAAAGGAGTTCTGAGCATAGACAATCCCGCTAGCGACGACGGACTTATTTGAGGGAAGAACCGTGTCGGTTTGGGTCTGAGTCGTTAGTTGGAATTGGGCGGCGGCTGAATCAACCGAGGCCTGGACTTGCGCGGCGTTCCCCGCGTTGTCGGTCACGGCTACGGCTATGTTGTGAATCCTAAGAACAGACTTGCCCAGGGCATCAACATACGCGCCTAAGTCAATGCTGTCCTGCACGAAGGTGCCTGAGTTATCAGTTTCAATTGACTTGCGGAGAAAGAAGGAGTCTGTCTTAGCCATCGGGCCAGGGCTACCCTTTCCGGTTTATGATACTTCGTTTCCGGTATCATGCGTTAGAGAACCCCAAAATTACCTTATCTCGATGTAGCCAGGGGGTCGCGGAACCCCACAAAACGAATCACCGCCGTAACCCGGCAAGCCCCGCGCGCCGTTGTTGCGCGGCCACGACCCGCTACCGGAGGCCGTCCGCCTATTGAATGCTCTCATCTTTGCATCGCTCCCACGCCTTTATTCGGCCTGGCTAGGTGCGCGAGCCATGCCTAAGTTCTCACGCGACACAATACCGACCCATCTTAGCGGAATAGATACCCACCTGAACCCCTCTTACAGCCTTATGTGGGGTAGGTATAGCCACAAGGCCATACAGACGCTAGATTACGCCTCGTTGGCCCTGGATGCGTTCGCTAGGGACTGTGAGTGGGCCGAGCCATTGACCAACGACATTAACCCCGAAACGAAAGCCCGGCATCATGTGGATGCCTGCGACTTCTTGAGCATGATAAAACCGGAAACTGTCGCCGTTGGATTGATTGACCCGCCGTTCTCAGATAGGCAAGCGGAAAAGAAATATGAAACCCAACCAATCTGGGCCGAGCCTGGATATATGAACAGCGTTGAACGCATGGTTGGGGAGGCTATCGTGCCTGGTGGATTCATCATAAAATGCGGCTACAATACGAACCGCCCCGCGGACGGTTTTGATCTAGTGGAATTGAGGATTTGCGCGTTCGGTGGGAACCGTCACGACATGCTAATTTCAATCTGGCGAAAGACTCAATCTAGTTTGCGGGGTTGGACGACATGAAA